TTGTCGTATAGATTTCAGTGATCACGTTGAAGGTGAGATACGCATCACTGCGAAAGATCCGTTAGACATACTTATAGACCCAGATGCAAAAGAGTATGACCCAAAAACATGGAACGAGATCTTTGAGACTAAGTGGATGACACTTGATGAGATCGAGGAGATGTATGGCAAAAAGAAGGCCGATGACCTTCAGTTCATAGCTGAGAACGGTAATACGTTTGGACGCGACTCGGTTGAGTACGAAGAGACCCGATACGGCGACACAGAGAGCGCTGACGACTACTTAGGCAGCTCGGCTGATGCAGAAGACTACCGCAACGTAAGGGCGCTTAGAGTCATCGAGAGGCAGCACCGTAAGATCACGCGCATTGATTGTTTTGTTGATCCGAATACGGGTGACGCAAGGCCAGCGCCTGAAGCGTGGAACGACCGCAAGATTAAGAAGTTCGCCAAACAGTACGGCTTGTCTGTTATCAACAAGATGCAGAAGAAAGTCCGATGGACTGTGACCTGCGACAAAGTGGTACTGCACGATGACTGGTCGCCCTACAACGACTTCACCATTGTCCCTTACTTTGCGTACTTCCGTAGGGGCCGACCATTCGGCATGGTGCGTAACCTGCTGTCACCACAAGAGCAGTTGAACAAGATCAGTAGCCAAGAGCTGCACATTGTTAATACCACTGCTAATAGCGGCTGGATGGTAGAGACAGGCTCATTGGTAGGTATGACTGCGGATGACTTAGAAGAGCATGGTGCTGAAACAGGGCTGGTCATTGAGTACGCCCGTGGCACAAATCCGCCTCAGAAAATTAGCCCTAATACTATCCCCACTGGTTTAGACCGTATTGGGCAGAAAGCGGCGGCTAACATTCAGGCTATTAGTGGTATCAACGAGTCAATGCTCGGTACTGACAGTGCCGAGGTATCTGGTATCGCTATCCAAGCGAAGCAGAACCGTGGCGCAATAATGATCCAAGTACCTTTGGATAACCTGCGTAAGACTCGTCATTACTTGGCAGACAAGATACTTAACTTGATCCAGACCTTTTATACCGAGGAACGGGTTATTCAAGTGACCAACGATGAAGACCCACTAAAGCCCCGCGAACCAATGGTCATCAACGAAATGACACCTGAAGGTCAGATTATTAACGACCTAACGCTGGGTGAGTATGACGTTGTAGTGGCAACAGCGCCTGCCCGTGACTCGTTTGATGAGGTGCAGTTCGCAGAAGCACTGAACTTACGTCAGGTCGGTGTAGCTATTCCAGATGACGCGATCATTGAGTACTCACACCTAGCTAAGAAGGGCGAGCTGGCTAAGCGTATTCGCATGATTACTGGTGTTGAGCAGTCTCCAGAACAACAAGAGGCCGCTCAGATGGCGCAGCAGCTGCAAATGCAGCAGGTACAGCTTGAGCTAGAGAAGATGCAGGCTGAGGTTCAGAAGCTGAACAGTGAAGCCGCTGTAAATATCTCGAAAGTCCAAGACACCACCGACGTTCAACCGCAGTTACGTATGGCTGAACTACAAACCAAGATCGAGATAAAGATGCAAGAGCTGCAACTTCGTCGAGAACTGGCTGATTTAACTAATGAAGTTAGAACCAATCAGCAACAAACCCAAGCTGCCGCAAGAATTGCTACAACAGCAATGCAGACCGGCGCTAAAACCCGTCCAACACAATAGGAAATTCCATGTCAGACGAAAATGAAGTTCAAGAAACAATAATAATGCCCGGTGCTGACTCTCCTGAACCTGTTCAGGAAAAGTTCGACCTTAACTTTGGTTTAGGCGAAGAGGTGGAAGATGCGGAAGAACCCACTGAAGAAGTGGAAGAGAACCCTGTCGAAGAGACAGAAGCGGTTATCGAGGAAGAAGAAGAGGTAGAAGATGACACAGCCGATGACGGCGACCAAGAGGAAGAGGATGGCGATACTCCTGAAGAGGAAGAAGTTGCCGCTGAAGCCCCCGAAGAAGTAGCGCCGACTAAAACTAAAAAGCCGATGGTGCCGAAGTCTCGTTTAGATGAAGTGTTATCTAAACAAAAAGCTTTGCAGAAGCAGCTTGATGATATGAAAGCGGCCCAAGTAGTCGCTGAAAGCGCTCCAGAAGAGTACGACTTTGCCACTAAGGAAGTGGAGTATCAGACTCTAGTGCTCGATGGCGAAGCAGAAAAGGCAGCAGCGTTACGCCAAGAGATGCGGAAAGCAGAACGAGAGCAGATGGCTTTCGAGATGCGTCAAGAAATGACACAGACGGTCAATCAAAATCAGCAAGCTACTGCTTTGCAGACGGCTGCGACTGACTTGGAGGTCAACTTCCCAGTTTTCGACCAGAACTCTGAGTCTTATAACGCTGAGTACACCCAAGAAGTAATCGATCTGCGCGATGCGTTTATTACGCAGGGGCTTGGGGCGGTTGAAGCTTTAGGCAAGGCAGCGAATTTTGTTGTGAAAAGTTATGACTTAGTTGAGTCAGGTGACGAAGCTTCTGCACTGAGTGGTAGCAAGGCTCCGGCAAAACGCGCTGATGAAGTAGCCAAGAAACGAGCTGAAGTGTCTAGGAAGCTAAGAGCCGCTGACGCGCAACCCCCAGAATTGCCGGGTGAAAGCTCAGCTAATCATGGCGAGAAGGCGCTAGACGTAGCATCAATGTCGGAAGACGAGTTTAACGCTTTGCCAGAGGCCACCTTAAAGCGGCTGCGTGGCGACATTATATAGGCCAAGCTAATGATCATGGCGTTCCTGCTTGTTGTCATCATTGATAACAAGCCATTAAAAGATGAGTTCTTTTTCAGGAGCGTCACGGTCTGTAATAAGTTCGCATATTACGTCGAGTCGGGGCAGGTCAATTTAGGCCAGAGCCGCCAAAAGCAAAAAAATATTACCGCGTATTGCATCCCGAAAAAGGTACGTGAATCCACCAAGACATGGGACTGATTTATGAAAGATCCAAGGTTAGCCAGAGCAGGTGTCTCTGGTTTTAATAAGCCGAAGCGAACACCCAATCACCCTAAGAAGTCGCATATTGTTGTGGCTAAAGAAGGGGAAAAGATAAAGACAATTCGCTTTGGTGAGCAGGGCGCAAGTACCGCAGGTAAACCAAAAGCCGGTGAGTCTGACAAGATGAAAGCAAAACGTAAAAGCTTCAAATCCAGACACGGTAGGAATATTGCTAAAGGCAAAATGTCCGCAGCATATTGGGCAAATAAAGTTAAATGGTAGTAGAAATTATGCTTGCTACTTATAGTACTAATGCTAATATTCACTAATCGCCAGACCATGCGAGATTGGTTCGTGTCGTACACGTAAAAAACGTAAACCGCCTGTAAAGGCGTAAAACCTTCCGAGGTCGCCCCTCGTTAATAAGCGCTAGTTCGTCGCCTCACGATACGGGGAACGGTCTAGCCGCTCCAGAAGTCGGCTATATGAATAGTGCCTATGCACTAACAAAACTTATATGTCTATTATTGGAGGCCAAAATGGCTTTAACGAACTTCGGAACGCTTTCGGGCGATCAACTACAGGCGTGGAGCCGTGACTTTTGGAAAGTTGCACGCAACATGTCTTTCATCAACCAGTTCGCAGGATCTGGTCAGAACGCAATGGTTCAGCGTATCACTGAACTAACCAAGAGCCAGAAAGGTACTAAGGCAAACATTACGTTGCTTGCTGACATGACTGGTGACGGTATCACTGGCGACAACACTTTAGAAGGTAATGAAGAAGCGCTACGCGCCTACGACATCACCATCGAGTTGGATCAACTACGCTTTGCTAACCGCATCGCTGGACGTATGACCGACCAGAAGACTGTTGTTAACTTCCGTGAGCAATCTCGTGACGCACTTGCATACGCAATGGCTGACCGCATGGATCAGTTGGCTTTCTTAACACTGTCTGGTGTTGCTTATACAAGCAAAACAAACGGTGCCTTGAGAGCTACTTCTGGAACTGCTGGTCACGAACTAGTAGACCTTGAGTTTGCTTCAGACGTTTCTGCTCCTACGAGTGCTCGTCACCGTCGCTGGGATGCGACTGACGGTTTGGTAGCTGGCGCAACTAACGCTGTTGCTGCTGCCGACAAGATCTCTTACGAGTGTATCGTCAACTTGAAAGCCTTCGCCAAAGACAACTACATCCGTGGTTTACGTGGTGCTGGTAACGAAGAAGTCTTCCACATGTTTGTAACACCTCAGCAAATGGCTGCTTTGAAGTTAGACGCTTCATTCCTAGCTAACGTTCGTAACGCTGGTGTTCGCGGTCAAGCTAACAGCCTGTTCTCAGGTTCAAGCAGCTTGATGGTAGACGGCGTGATGATCCACGAGTTCCGCCATGTGTTTAACACATCAGGCGCTACAAGTGGTGCATCAGGTAACGCTGGCGCTGCTGGCTACAAGTGGGGCGCAGGTGCAAACGTAGACGGTGCTCGTGCATTGTTCTGTGGCGCACAAGCTCTAGCGATGGCTGATATTGGCAACCCTGAGATTGTTGAAGACACCTTCGACTACTCAAACCAAGCTGGTATTTCTATCGGTAAGATCTTCGGTTTACGCAAGCCTAAGTACAACAGCGACGTAAGTGGCAATGTACAAGACTTCGGTGTAATCGCGCTAGATACCGCTGTATAAGCGGCTTGACCCCCTCTCAGGAGGGGGTCTTTTTTGTACCTAAGAATCAAAGGGTTTAAACCATGAAGGTTGTTTCTAAAGAAGATATTCGAGTAGCCACTCTGTCAGGCGGCGTGTTTGTACTTACTGCAAACGAAGCGGTCGAGTGTGCTGACGAAATAGGATTAATTGCAATGCAGATGGGCGCTAAGTTGGTGTCCGAAAGCAAAACAGACGAGGTTGTAGAAGAGCAACCTGTCGAAGAATCTACCGGAGGTAGAGGTACTTACTACGGGGAAGATATACCCCCAGAAGAAGGCATCCCATCAGCAGAGCTGGTTTCAGTTATGGAAGCTCTTATAGAAGGAGGTGATCCAGTTAACTTTAAAACGGATGGTAGTCCAAAGGCTAACGTCGTCAATAAGGCCATAGGCCGCACGGTTTCTACCAGCGAGCGCGAAGCAGCTTGGGAAGAAGCCCTCAATAGTTAGAGGCTGATATGACAGTTACTGTACAGAGCGTTATTGATCGTGCTCAGACAATACTACAAGACACTACTGGCATTAGGTGGCCCGTTGTTACTGAATTAGTTTTGTTTGTAAACGATGCGCAAAGAGAGATAGCTTTGCTCAAGCCAGATGCAAGCGCCGTAAATACAACAGTAACTTTAGCTACGGGAACGAAGCAGGATATTCCATCGGCTGGCAATAGATTGTTACGCGTGGTGCGAAATATGTCTGCGGCTTCTGGCGGCACAGGGAAACGATCTGTGCGTCTTGTATCCCGCGAGATACTTGATGCTCAAACACCAGATTGGCATGACCCAACTGTATCGGGTGACGCTGCGCACACTGCTGTTATTAAGCACTATATCTATGATGAGCAGAACCCACGTAACTTTTATGTCTATCCCGGCGTTGCCGGTAACTCATACGTTGAAATCATCTACTCTGCTAACCCCACAACTGTGGCGCAAAATGGTAATTTAAGTATTCCTGACATTTATGCAAATGCTGTGACGGACTATGTTCTGTTCCGCGCTTATACGAAGGACGCTGAGTACGCAGGTAATAATCAGCGAGCGAGTACGCATTACAATTTATTCCTTGGCTCAGTTACTGGGAAAGGCCAAATTGATGCAGTTACCTCACCTAATATAGATATGGGTAGGCAGACTACTATTTCTCCTCAGCAGATGCGGGGTTAATAAATGGCTGCTTACGAGTCGCTTTTATCCGAGATCATCCCAATGGTGCCAAGCTGCACAGATACGCTCATTGAGCAAAATATCCGTGCCGCTGTAATCGAGCTGTGTGAGAAGTCAAAAGTATATCAAGCTGAGCTAGACCCAATTACAACCGTAAAGAACCTGTATGAGTACGACCTAGAAGCACCTTCAGGTACAACGGTTCATGAAATCATTTGGGTTACTTATAACGGTGCGGATCTTGAGGCTTCAACTACAGCTTTGATTGAGCAACGTAAACCTAAGTGGCGGCTAGAAGGGTATCAAGGTACACCAGAGTACTTTGTAAAACAGTCACCCTCTTTGTTCCATTTAGTACCAGTTCCAAGTGCTACCGAAGTGGGCAGCATATTGCTACGCGTTGTGCTCAAGCCTACTTATAAGTCTAGTTCATGCGACGACGATGTAATGAATGATTACCGCGACACCATAGTAAACGGTGCGCTGTATCGATTACTTCGTATTCCCGGTCGTGAATGGACGGATTATCCAGGCGCGCAAGTATACGGCTCTTTGTTCTTAGAAGGCTTAGCAGTTGCAGAAGGGCGTGCATTACAAAAAGAAACGAGAGTAGCTAGGAAGGTTAGGTATGGCGGAGCAGGCGGCATCTACAGGATTACGGATACTGGGTACTCAAAGAGAAGATGAAAGAGCGCCTGAACCAGTTGTTGGTGATATTCGTCAAGACTGGGATAGCGTCGGTGTTGCTATACAGAGGCTTATACAGGATTACCCGCAATTATCTTTTAGAGCAGAAGACGTTTATGCGGCAGTGGTATCTGGCGAAGCGGTTTACTGGAAAGCCCCAGAAGGATTTGTAATTTCTACTACTGAGGTAGATGAGTTTACAGGTAATAAAACACTTTTGATTTGGTTGGCTTGGTCTCATAAGCGCGGAAACAAGAACGTACTTATGTACTACCCCTTTTTTCAAAAGGTAGCCAGAGACATGGGTTGGGAAGCCGTTGAAGTAAGAACGCCGCTCCCTGAGATGAGACAAATTTTAGTAAGCGCTGGGTGGCAAGTAGACACCGTAGTGTATCGATTAGAGGTGTAGAGATGGGTAGCAAGCCAAAGAAGAGCGACTATCAAGCGAGCGAAGCAGAGAAGACATCTGCGGGTGTAGCTAAAGCAGAACGAGATTATTTCAAGCAGAAATATGACCCTCTGCTACAAAACATGCGCGACCAATCTTTCTCTGACGATAACAGAAGGCAGCTTCGTAGCCGCGCAAATGCCGACACCATGCAGGCACTGACGAAAGGCACCACTTTTGCAGATACTCAGGCTACGGAGAGAGCTGGGCTTGCCGCTAATGCACTTACAGGACAGATGGGCATAGCAGAAAAAAGCGCAGGGAAGATAAAGAACACTATGCAAACAGGTGTCTTAGGCACAGCTCGTGGTCAAGCAGCTGATGCGCAAT